TCAGGCGCTTTGTCGGAGATCGTCAGAGGTCTTCTCGTCCGGCGCGTCCCTGGCCTTGAGTTCTTCGTGGTAGTCCTTCGCCATTTTTCTGGCGGTATCCAGCTCCCCTTCAAGTTTGACGATCTGGACGTTCAGCTCGCCGATCCTCACCTTCAGTTCCCCGTTCTCCTTCCAGAGCTGCCGGTTCTCGGCGACCAAATCACGGGCCACGTCCCTTTCTTTGCTCAGCTCCGCCTCCAGGGCCGTACAGCGCACCGGCGGTGTCATGCTTGGCTCTTGCTGCGTGGCCTCGGTGCTATCTCCACGCTGCATGGGGCCTACGCCATAGCAAAGCCAGTCAAGGCTAACGTTAAAATCGTTTGATGCCCGAACCAACCAAGAGGGAGGGATTTGCCCCTTTCTTTTGGCACTAGAAACTGACCCTTGCTTCAATCCGAGCTTCTCAGCGAGGGCGCTATCAGTTTGTGTGCCTGTGGCTGACTTCAGGCGTTCTACTGTCTTTTCAAAACTAAACAGTTCGCTTGTCATTCTGTTCACCTAACTGTTTAGCCCACAAAACCACCATATAACGAAAAAAATCAGTCGCATACGACAATAATTAACAAAAACACAACTGTTTAGTCAAAAGTCGTTGACGAGCTAGTTTTTTGGCGTTAAACCTTGATCGTGGGCAGTCAACACGGATACCGCTTAGCAAGTAGACCCTAATTGACTGGCCGCAGGGGGTCAACATCCGGCCCCGCATCCGTTTCGGACACGAAGTGAACCATCAGCGGACACGAGCGACACATGCGGCAGTTATCCCTCTTCGACGACCCCAGCGCCGACCTGGCCATGCTCATGGCCAGGGTCAAGAGCGCCATGAACCAGAGCGCCGTGCGCTGTGGGGCGTCGAGGGACGAGATAGCCGACCGCATGAACGAGATCGCCAAGAGTGCCGGGCTGAGTTTGAGCCGGGGGAACGCCAAGAGCGTCACACTGGCCACTCTCGAAAAGTGGCTCAACCCGGCCAATGCCGAGCATGTGCCGTCGATTCTGGCGGTCAACGTGTTCTGTTTGGCCACGAAGAGCACCGCGCCGCTGATGGTGATGCTTGGTTTGCACGGATGCGGGGTCATGACCCCCGAAGACAAGAAGCTGAGGGACTACGCGAAGGCAATCCTGGCAGAGCGGGAAGCCCGCAAACGGAAAAAAATGATGGAGATGGAACTATGAACAACTTCGCCGCATCTGGAGCGGGGCGGAACCGCCACCCCTGGCGAATTCGGGAATTCCTGGACGAGCAGGGGCTGACCCAGGCGGACATAGCCCGCGCCCTGGGCAAGGAACGGAGCATTGTCAGCCGGACGGTACGAGGCGCTATCAACAACCGCGACGTGCTGAGATACCTGCACAAGCTCGGTTGTCCCGAGAAGTACCTGAGCCTGCCCAATGACCTGAAGAAAATGAAGGAGGTGGCGGAATGCTGACCGTGGGACTTGGATACGGAGTGGTTGAAGGCGAGAGGGTGCTCCTGACGTGCTGGCCCACCGGCGCTGGCGATCTGCCCGATGGCGGGTTCGACGTGGACACCTGGGAAGATGCACAGGTGCATTTGAGCATGGTGCCGGGAGCCGACCCCAGAGAGGCGTGGAAAGTGGCCTACAGAAGAGTGCGCGAGGTGGCCCGGAAGATGGGCGGCCTGGAATGGTTTTCTCTCTTCTTGGAGGACGAGCCGTGCCCGCTGCCGGACAGGAAAGTCATGGACCCGTTCGCGAGCGTCCCCCGGCTGATCATGTTGGACAATGGTTCCGCCTCTACCTTCGGCACACTCCGGGAGGCGTAATGATTATTCCCACGGTGCTGCCATACCATCCCAAGGCCAAAGGTCCGGTTCGCAAAAGATACGGGGCGAAACTTCCGCGACCTACAAAGCGGCATCCCTTTGAGAGAGTCCATGAATTGTTTCAATGTTCAGTGCTACTTCCAATGCTGCCTCCGCCCTCCGGGCGTGAAGGAGAGCCGCGACGGTCAAGAGCGGACGCATCCGATCTGTATTCCATTCTTTGCGACGTGCGCGTTGAGCTGGTGTCGCATGTAGGTACTTTAAGGACTGTTCTTCGTGGTATGCGAGCCACTGGCCCCATCCGTCCTTCCCAGCTTTTTTCAGTGCTGTTTCAATTTCTGAAATATCTTCCTCCGAAAGTGAATCGCGTAATTCGTAAACGAGATTCCTTGTGGCTCTAAGGTAACTGGCAAGCGACATTTCCGGCTCCTTTTGCTGTGGGTGGATTGAGTGGAATCAAAAACCGATAGCAGAAGGGGCCGGAGCCCACAACCGGGACACACGGATATGAAGAAAGTCTACCCAGCAGGAAAATTTAAGGATTTTACAGGAGGTCGTGATGGCTTGGTATCAACCCGAAATCGCGCAGATCTGCTTCAAGGACGAGAACGGGAACTGGGTTCCGGCGATGGACGTTTCCTTTCCCGAGAAGGTGAAGCTGTTCATTTGGAACAGACTTCTATGGTCGGGCATACGCCTTCGCCTAATGGATACTCGGTTCTATCAATGGATTCTTCGTGCTTAACCCGAACCTTCTTCTTGTAGGTGTTGCCATGGGTATCCTTCACAACCACAACGAGATCGATTGCTTCGGCGATGGAGCCGTTTCCACTTCTGATCTCTCCCGTCAGGCCTCCATCAACGCGTGTTCCAGAGGCAAGAAAGGCTGGGAGCTTGCTCCCAATGGAAGCCTTTGGCAGAAAGTAGATCGCCTGCCGGAGCACCTTCTCCCCGCCATAGATGGGCGAGACATCCTGTACCCGCTCGCCAACTATCAGCGCGGCCTCCTCATCAATGGAGGTGACTTCATATTGCTGTTCGCTCTGAACGGAGACAACGGTATTCCCGACCTGGGCCACGTTGGAAACCGCGACGAACATATCCAGAACAAAGACCTCTCGTTCTTCGTTTGGAAAGTAGCCATTTTGCTTTACCAAGCGGGCCTTGAACATTCGAGCCATGGGCACGTCTACTCCCAATCTCGGCGACTGCTTCCATATCAGCCAAACCAAGTTGACGACACCCAGGGCAAATCCAAGTACTCCGAGGATGGAAGAACTCCATTCAAATACGTTCATGTTGTTATAATATTCGCATTTGGCCTCCGCCGCAAGGGACTGGCATGAAAGAAGCCTACACCACCAAAGAACTCACCTGCTTTCTCGGAGTCACGAAGGTAACGTTATTGGCTCGTGCCAAGCGTGACGGCTGGCCATCCCGCCCTCGCTCTGGCCAAGGCGGCGGCAATGAGTGGATCACCTCCGGCCTGCCGGAGGAGGTGCGAACTGCGATTGTCTTGCATGAGGCCAAGGCCGAGACTCCGGCCCTGCCAGCCGACAACGTGGTGATCCCGGATTGGGCGCATCGCATCGGCATGGCCCGTTTCCGGCTGGTGAACGAGTGGCGTCTTGCGATGAAGAAGAACGAGGCCAGCGAAGCCGAGGCCGTCACCACCAAAGGCGAGGTCACGGAGGCGTTCCTCCTCTCGTACAACTCCGGGCAGTTGTTTGCCCAGGAGCATGAGATCCTGGGCGAGGTGTCGGACAAGACCCTGTACCGCTGGGACAAGAAGCTCCGTGACAACGGCGAGGACTACCGGGTGTTGTGCGACCGCCGGGGCAAGTGGTCCAAGGGCGGCAGGAAGGGACTGGGTCAGGTCGGCCCCGAAGCGGAGAAGATTTTCCTTGGCTGCTGGCTCACGCCCAACAGGCCGAGCATGTCGCTGGCCTACGACGCCACGAAGAGCATCCTGCGCAAGCGCGGTCTGGCCGTGCCCAGCTATCAGTCGATCCGGCGGTTCGCCAAGCGTTTTGACGAACACCATCATGACCTGGTCGTGCTCAAGCGGGAAGGCGAGAAGGCGCTCAAGGACAAGGTCGGCCCGTACATCGCCCGCAATGACCAGATTCTTTCGGTGGGCGATGTCCTGTTCTGCGATGGCCATGTCCTGAACTTCCAGTGCCTGCACCCGACCACCGGCAAGCCGTTCCGGCCCACGCTCATCTGCTGGTTCGACTGGCGCTCCCGGATGCCGGTGGGCTGGGAGATCATGCCCACGGAAGATACCGTTGCCATCAGCTCGGCCCTGCACATGGCCATAGGCACCCTCGGCCAGTATCCACGCGCCGTATACATCGACAACGGCAAGGCGTTCCGCTCCAAGTATTTCAGCCAGGTCGACGCCGACTTCGGCGAACTGAACGGCCTCTATGCCCGCCTGGGCATCGCGGTGCAGTACAGCCGCCCCTACGAGGCCCGGACCAAGATCGTCGAGCGCTGGTTCCGCACCTTTGACGAGCAGTGCCAGCGCCTCTTGCCGAGCTACACCGGCAACTGCATCGAAAACAAGCCCGCCTGGATGATGCGCAACGAGAAGTATCACGCAGCGGCACACAACGACTGGATACCGACCCTGCAAGAGGCGTCCGAGATCTTCCGCCTGTTCGCCATGTGGTACGGCCAGCAGGAACACCGGGGAATCAACAGCCGCCCGCTGGACTTGCTCCAGGCCGGGATCGGCGATGGCGTGGAGATGCGCGAGTTGGACCGGCACTTCCTCTTCCGCCTCAAGGTCACGCCCAAGCGGTGCGGCTTCACCATCGGCGGCGTCCGGTTTGAGGCCGACGCCCTGTACGGCCTGAACCAGCCGGTCATGGCCATGTTCAGCTGGGCCGACATGAGCGAGATCCACCTGCACACCCTGGAGGGTGAACGGCTGGGCACTGCCCGGCCCACGGAAGCGCTGCATCCGCTGGCCCGTGTCTTTGGCGACGAGCTGGACCTCCAGAAGATCAAGGAGGCCAACAAGCGCCAACGCAAGCTCAAGGCCGCGACCATGGAAGTGGTCAAGGCGTTTGACGGCGACCTCGGCGAGAACGCCCTTGAAGCCCTGCCCTGGATGCACCGGGAAACCGCTCCGCTCAAGGCCGTCCCCAAGCCCAAGGTGGTCAAGGCTGTTCCGGCCATGGACGAGGCCGAGGTCGCACGGCTGGATGCGGTCAAGGCCAGGATCAAGGAACTTCCCACGGCTGCCATCAACCGCCCGGCCTTCTTCCCCAGCGAATACGACCGCTATCAGTGGTGCTTTGAACAAGCCGTCAAAAACGGCCACGCCCTGCCCGACGACGACATTTCCTTCATGCGCTCCTACGAGGCGTCCGAGGAGTACCGGACCGCCACGGGCGCGCGCTTCCAGCAACTGAGGGACTTCTACCAGCAACAGCAAATCGCGAGGTAACCATGCGACGAGACATCTTCATCGAAACCGGGAACGTGGCGAAACTCCGCAAGGCGTTGAGCGTCCTGAGCGACACCGAGCGGGGACGGCCCGGCCTCGGCGTGGTCCAGGGCGAGGCCGGGCGCGGCAAGACCATGGCGGCCATGGAATGGCATGCCACCAACGGTGGCATCTTCCTGCGGGTCATGGAAGGCTGGAGCCAATTCAGCTTTCTGCAAGCGCTGACCTACGAAGTCTCGGGCGACCGGCCCGGCAACACGGGCCGATGCAGGAACCGGATCATGGACTCCCTGACCGCCAATCCCCAGCCCGTCATCGTTGACGAGGCCGACCGGCTCCACATGGCCCGCATCGAAGACTTGCGGGACGTGCATGACATGACCGGCTGCCCGGTGATCCTGATCGGCGAGGAAGGATTTTACCCCAAGCTCCATGCCCGCCGCCGGGTCCACTCCCGCGTGGTCGAGGTCGTGAACTTCGACCCGATCCAGGCCGAGGATGTCATGCTCTTTGCCGCCCAGGCCGCGTCGCTCGATGTCACGCCGGAAGCCTGCCACAAGCTGGCCACCCTGGCGAAGGGCAGCTTTCGCGTGGTCTATGGCTTTGTGCTGCGCCTGGAGGACTACGCCAAGGCCCAGGGCACCAACGCCATCGACGCCAAGGTCGTGGACGCCCTGCGGATAGGGAGGGCCTAACCATGCTGTCGCCTGACATGGACAAGCTGCGCGGCGTGATCATCGGCCTGAGCGAAGGCGGCAAAAAGCCGTTGTCCAACGCCCTGATCTTCGGCGCGATGGCTCTGGAGTCCGAGCCGGAAAAAGCCCGCGTCCGCCGCCAGCTCAACGGCATGGCAAAGGCCGGGGAGCTGACCCGAACTACCCCAGGTCAATACCTCTACAACCCCAATGCCCCGGAGCGGCGCGGCGAAGGCTATGTGCGCATGTGGCGGGCCATCCGGGCCTCGCAAGGCACGTGGATGATCTGCGACATAGCGGCCCTTGCCCACACCGATGCCTCGACGGTCAGCAAGTACATCAAGCACTTGGCAGAGGCGGGCTATATCCGGCGCAATGGCAAGCAGGGCAACAGTCTGCGCTATTCCACCACGGCCAAGGGGCGCGAACGGCGCAATACCCCTTACCCGCCCTTGGCCGCTCGCGACCCGTTCGCGACCGAACGCGCTGCCATGTCGCGGTTGGCCCGCGTGTTTTTCGAGCGAGACCTGTACTCCTCCTCGGCCCGATCCGCCGTGCTGAAGGAGTGCAGAACCATCATGACCCGATTCGACACCCAAGATGAGAACCACAAGGAGGAAGCATGAGCGAGACGGCAAGAAAAACTGGCAATGCAGGCTGGACCAGACCGAGCGGCCCCATCAGCGGCAATCAGGCACGGGACGTGCTGAAACTCAAGGAACTGCTGGGACCGCAGATGTCCCACACCGACCTGGAAGAGGCCATGCGGCGCTGCAATTCGCTCCTGGCCGAAACCGAGCGCGTGGCAGAAATGGAAACCCGGCTGCCCGTTGTCATTCTCTGCGCGAGCACCTGCCGCACGATCCACTAGGAGGGCGTATGACACTCGACACGCTGCAAACCCCCAACGGATACATGGCGAACAGCAAGGGGCACCTGGTGCCCGTGGAGCAGGTGCCCGCATACGACAAGGCTCGGGACGACCTGGTCACGGAAATGGTCGAAGAGGCCGAGCACCTGCAAACCGTCTTGAAAGAGTTCAAGATCAGCGCCCTGGGTGACGTGGTGGCCTTCATGGAGTTGGCCTTCGAGAAATACGGAGCCAAGGTGGGCGGCAGAAAGGGCAACGTCCAGTTGCTTTCCTACGACGGCAGACTGCGGGTGCAGTTGGCCGTGGCCGAGTTCCTCAGCTTCGACGAGCGGCTCCAGGCCGCCAAGGCGCTGGTGGACGAATGCCTGACCGAATGGACCGAGGACGCCAGGCCCGAAATCCGCTCCTTGGTCAACCAGGCTTTTGAGGTGGACAAGGAGGGCAACGTGTCGCCCGCCAAAGTCTTGCCCCTGCTGCGCCTGGAGATCAACGACGAGCGGTGGCACCGGGCCATGGACGCTATCCGCGACAGCCTGAACGTCCAGTACAGCAAGCAGTACATCCGTTTCCACCGTCGGAGCGGGCCGGAAGGGAAGTGGCAGGCCATCCCTCTGGACATCGCGGCCCTGTAGGCATGGCCTTTGGCCCTCATGAAGGCAGAACATACAACCAATCTTGCCCCGCTGGGGTGAGCCGAAACAAGGAGAAGGACATGAACAAGCGAGACCTGATGAAAGCCGTTGCGGCTAAAGCGTGGAAGACAGGTGACAAGGGGAAGATGTTTGCCGAGGCGGCGGTGAACCACGTGCTCGACGCCATTGAGGAGGCTTTGATCAAGGGCGACAAAGTTACCCTGACCGGCTTCGGTTCCTTCGAGGCCGTGGCCACCGCTCCGCGCCTCGGCCGCAACCCGCACAACGGCGAGGCCGTGCAGATCCCGGCTGGCAAGAAGATCAAGTTCAAGCCGGGCAAGGCGCTCAAGGAGGCGGTGAAGTAATGTTCACAGCATACTGCTACCGCACCGGCGAGATCGGCGTGACCGACGGCGGATTGCCCGAGGGCACACTCCCCATCGCGCAACACCCCGACAAGGCTGCGCTGGATGAGGCCATATCCACCTATGCCACCCATTCGTGGCAGAAGGGCCTGCTCATCGTCGGGGATCTCCGCATGGCTGACACCGATGAAGATGCGGTCGAGGCGCTGGATCAATTCAAGGGGCGGGTTGAAAACCACCTCTCCACGCAATAAGCGAAACCGCCCTGCGGGGCGGTCGCCGGGGCGTGGTGGCCTCGGCCTGATGAGCAGCCAAATGGAGTAGTAATGGAAATCACTAACGAGCAATGGAAAGACGTTGAAAAAAGGATTTTGGACTTTGGACGTGGGGTTGAGTTCCGTGCTGGTGACACTGTTGTGCGCTATGTTATGCGGCGGAAAACCCCTTTCAAGAACGTCCTCATGACATTTGTGGATGGACAGTGCCGTGGCGAATGGTCAAACGCCAGCGAATCATGCCCCCAGCAGACGTTTCTCAATCGTTGTGAGAGGTCGATATTCAGTCCCAAGCGCAAGGCAGCAGCTCGAAAGCTGGGAAAGCACAAACTGAAAACCCTGGGCATCGATTTAGACAAAAAGCTCACCTACTTCTCTCCATTCTGGTCATCCGCCAAGAGCCTTGTTCGGCATCTGAAAACCATTGAAGGGCTGGAACTGGTGAGCATTCAGGGAGAAATGATCAAATGACAAAAATCACCATAGACCTCACGCCGACATGGGAAGCGGCCATGCGTATCCACGTCAACGCGCTGCTCAACTGGGAACCAGCCCAAGAGCGCGACTTGCCCATCGCCAGGGAAATCATCAGGGCCGGGCAGTTGCTCGACACGCTGATCACCGAAAGGCGGGAAGCGGCTGCGACGCGCCACAACAACGAGAACTGTGCGGTTTGCGTCCTGCGCCACCACTGCGAGCGACGTGACGACCTGTCAGGGGAATAGATGCCTCGGTTCAAGGTGAGCAAGGAGGGCGAGCATTTGGTGATCCTGGACACCGAGCCGTACACCCGCCCGGTGGTGGCGTTCCTGCCGAACAAGCTCAAGCCACACGCGCCCAGGTACATGGCAGAGGTCTGCGCCAAGGCGTTGAATGTTGAAAACGAGAAATACAAGCACAAACGAGGAAGCTGATGAACATCTATTTTGAAATCGGCAGGAGTTTTGCCAAAGGGGTGGTTTCTGTTGTCGGCGAGATGGTCGTCGTGTTCGTCGTGTTTCTGTTCGCCATGCGGCTAATAATGGGCCTGACAGGCATTGGGGTGGACTCCACCGACAAGTCGAAATGGCAGCGAAGTGGTGTTGAATTGATAACCGATGCAAAGACCGGTCTTCAATACCTCAAGACGGCAGGGGGCGGGATCACACCTCGCCTTGACGCTAATGGCAATCATATGACCGAACATGGTGAATGATCCACAAGCCAAACGAGACATGAGCGACCACTACCGATGCAAGCAGTGCGGAGCGTCGATGATCTACGACCCGCCATGCGATTGCGATAACGAGACCGAGAGGATGGCCAATGGCACAGTACGACCAGAGAAACCGGCGCGGGATGATCGCCAAGATCAAGATCGCGATGAAGCAACTCGGCATGGATGACGGCCAGTACCGGACCATGCTGCTCGACAGATACGGCAAGGACTCCGCCGCCAAGCTCGGCCTGAAGGACATGGCCGACTGTGTCCGGCACATGGAGGCGCTGGGCGCGACCTTTACGTCCAGCCGAAGGGCTACAGTAAAGCGCCCCACGTTCTACGAGGTGCCCGACGGCGTGCCCTTTGCCCGCCAGAAGCGCTGGATCGCGGCCATGTGGCATGCCCTGGGCTGGAAGATGTCCGGGCTTGATCTCCGCAGTGCCAAGCAGTTCGGGGTGGAAAAGTTCCTGTGGATACAGGAGCAGGATCACTTGCAGACGCTGGCCAAAGACTTGATGAATCGTTGCCGCGCCAAGGGGATCGACCCGGACAATGCAGAACCTGCGCACTGAGATTGAGCGCCGCTATGGCACGGTCCACCAGTTTTGCAAGCGCCACCCCGCACTCAACCGGGCCACGGTCTACATGCTGCTGGCCGGAACCTACGGCGGGAACCGGGAGCGGCAGGCGAAGCGGATTGAGGCGGCGCTGTCCGGCGAAGATGAAGAGAGACAGGTTTTCGAGGCCATCAAGCGCACGGCGTGTGCGCGGTGCCATGTGAAAGGACACTGCCAACGATGCGACGACCTGTTCACGGCTCAGGCCAGGGCGGCCATGGGCGTTTTCTCAAGTTAGTTGTCACGGAGGGTACACCATGACGGCCAAGCAACTGAAGGAATTTGCGGACCTCTACGCAAAGGGATTTCGCCCCTACACGGGCGAGGTCTCGGCCATTGTCTACGAGCGCCTCGGCTGCGCCAAGCCCCAGACCGCCTACTGGGTGTGCAGCTGGCCCATCCTGCATTGCTTCGGCTGTTCAAAGCGTTGCACCCCCAGGACGCCCGAAGGGTTTCAGGTCGTGCTGCCCACCGATGCCGCCTACCATCACAAGTTTGGCATCACTCCGACGGAAATGCTGGCGGCCAAGTCCTTTTTACGGGCCGACGAGGCCGCATACTGCCTTGCGGTCAGCCAGAGACAAGTCTATGCCATGGCGTCAGAGGGCAAGCTTGACAGACATATAGACAAGCCTTTCCGTGTTACCGTAAAGAGTGTTATCGCCGAGATGAAACGTACCGAAATGGGAGGATAATCATGCACATTCTACTGACACTCGTGAGCCTGGCCGCGCTTGTGGCCTCGGTTCTTGGCCTCTTCAAACCCAAGCTCGTGTTGCCCTTCCTGGCCCCGGAGAAACGCACCCGCATCAAAGCCTTCGGCTTGTATGCCATCGTATTTGTGGTTGCTGTGTCCCTGATGCCAGCAGTGTCCCCATCAACCGAATCCGACAAGTACCTCACTCAACTCAAAGATGAAGCCAAACAGGCTGAACAGATGACCACCACCCCCACCACGCCAGCCAGCCCCGCAGCCATCCCCACCGTTGAAGAAAGCCGAGAGGCTGTACGCAATCTCCTTGATATGCTGATACAATTCAAAAACGACCCGGAGTTCCATCAAATGGGCTTCGGTGCCGGGCTGCCGTACACCCAACACTGGCTAAGCATGGTGAAGGAGCTGGATGACCAGATGACCACGGCAAACGGATTCCCCGTGGCATTGGCCACTACCCCCGGCTACCTGCGGCAACTGGGCATGGAATACATGCGAAGCCAAGGCCAGGAGAACCAACTCACCCGCGATTTTCGGCAATTCATCGAAGAGGGACTCGCCCAATAGCTCGCAACATTCCCTTCGTCTCGCAAGCGCCCCAAACGGGGCGCTTTTTCTTTGCACCATGCGCGTAGGCTCCAGAAGCCGCCACGGCAATCCGATAATCTCCTCCCTGTACCAACCGGGCTCACCGCCCGGAAACCTCGCATAGCGGCGGGGCCGGGCCGCATCCGGCCCCGCCATACAGGGAGCGATCATGAACGACATTACCATTACCCTTGTCAGGGTGGACACCGGCAACGAGGGCACGTTCGGGCGGCTGTTTCTCGCGCAGAGCATGCTCTCGCCCGAGCCGTTCCCGGACGAGCTGACGTGCGCCGAACCGCCGTGGCGCGACAATCGGCCCAATGTCTCGTGCATTCCGCCGGGGCCGTATGCCTGCGTGCTGGCCGAGTCCCCCAGGTATGGCCTTTGCCCGCATCTGCTGGGCGTGCCGGGCCGCACCCACATTCTCATGCATTCCGGCAACTGGGCCGGGGATACCGAGGCCGGGCTGCATTCCGACTCCCAGGGCTGCATCCATCCCGGAACCGGGTTTGCTGCCGCGCCGCCCAAGCCCGGCATGGCCCCGCAAAAGATGGTCACCGCCTCGCGCAGCGCCTTTGACCGGCTCATGACTGCCCTGGAGCGCGCCGGGGTGAAGCCGGGCGATGAATTCCTGCTGGAGATCATCGACGCCACCGGCCAGGCCGGAAGGGGGTGGGACCATGGGATTCGGTGACTTCCTCACGGGTGCGCTCAAGTTCGTGCCCGGCATCGGGCAGATCGTGACCGCCGTCGAAGGCGTGGCCACCATTGCCGGGGCCATCGGCGGCGAGGCGGGCAAGAAGATTCAGGACGGCGTGAGCCAGATCACGGACGGACTCAAGGAGGCCGAGCAGCAGCCCCTGACCGGCGAGCAGCGGCTTGCCCTGGAAAAGGCCGGACTTGAAACCACGCTGCGCCTGCGCGAGCTGGATCTTAAGGACGTGGAGGGCGGGCGCAGGCTGGCCAAGGCCGAGATCGAATCCGCCGACGAGTATGTCCGCCGCACCCGGCCCCAGTTGCTGCGCTGGTACGGCAAGGGGTCTTTCCTGCTCATCTTCTCCTGTGTGGGCGTGGCCTTTGCCTCGGCCTTCAGCTCGACCATCAGCAAGGACGAAGCCGAGTTCATCATCGACGTGCTCAAGTGGGCGCTGCCGACCGTGTCCGGCACCTTCCTGCTCATGTACCGGGCCTACACCGGACGCCGGACCCAGGAAAAGCTCGGAGAGATGGGCATCCAGCCGGAATCGGCCATGGACAAAGCCATCAAGCTGATGCGGAGATAGCCTGTGGACATGCAACTCTTCGACATCATCCTCCGCATCGCCCAGGTGATCGTCCTCCCGTTCGCAGCGTTCCTCGGCAAGATCCTTTTTGAGCAGCGCAGGCAGATGGCGCAGCTTGAACGGCGGATCACCAAGGCCGAAGCGTGCCTTGAAAACGTGCCCAGCGAAAAGGTGCTCCACGAACTGGCCCTGACCCTTCGCGCCTTTGGCGGCGACCTCCAGGTGGCCGTGGAAAAGATCGAAGGGCTGGGCCGCATCGTGGAGCGGGTCGAGCGCGTGGTCTCCCGACATGAAGAATTCCTGCTCAATGGAGGCAAGTAGATGGACTACGGAAACGTGGTTGCCGAGCACCTGCGCATCACTATTTTGCGCCTGCTGCTGGAGCATCCGAGCTACACGCTCAACGACAGCATGATCAAAGACTTGGTCCCGAAATACGGGTTCCGCCCGTCGCGCGACCGCATCCGCACCCAGCTCGCCTGGCTGGCCGAGCAGGATCTCGTGCGCGTCGAATGCACTGGCGGCTGCCATGTGGCGCACCTGACCGAGCGGGGCGAGGACGTGGCGCGGGGCTACACCACCGTGCCCGGCGTCAAGCGGCCCTCGCCCGACATTGGAGGCGCGTGATGGACCGTCAGGGCCGCGAATACCCGCCCGAGGCCGTATGGCAGGCGCAGGAACTCTACTGCGTGGCCCGGCTGACCTTCGAGAAGGTGGCCGAGGAAACCGGCGTGGCCGTGTCCACACTCAAGCGCTGGTCCGAGAAATACGAGTGGCGCGCCAAGCGGGAGAAACTGGCCCAGGCCGAGGCCGACCTCCAGGCTGACACCATCCTGGCCCGCTCGGTCATGCTCAAGCGGCTGATCAAGTCCAAGGACGCCCAGACCGGCTTTGCCGTGGCCAGCCTCGAAACCCTGGCCATGAAGCAGGCCGAAGCCGCCCGCGCCAGGAAGCTCATGGAAGCCGCCCGGCAACACGGGCTGCGCACGATCCGCTCGCCCGAAGACGCCGTGGCCGCCCTTGAGGAGGCGGTGGAACTCAAGCTCAACCGGCTGCTGCAAAGCCCGGAAGACCTCGACTTCAAGGCCGTGGCCGACGTGCGCAAGGCGCTGGAGCTGGTGGCGGAGATGAAGGCCCAGGGCGATCCGACCGAGGACGATGGCCGGGGCGTGTCCGGCGACAACATTGAGCGCATGCTCGACGCGCTGAGGTAGCGGCATGGGCATTCGACTCCTTATCTACCAGCACGAGCTGCGCACCACCCTCAAGGAATCCTCGGTGGTGGTCGTGGAGAAGTCCCGCCGCACCGGCTATTCCTGGGGCGCAAGCTGGGTTGCCGCCGAGTACGCGGCCAAGTCCAAGGCCCAGGGCGGCATGAACGTCTATTACATGGGCTACAACCTGGAGATGGCCCGCGAGTTCATCGAATACGTGGGCGATGCCGGGCGGACCCTGGAACTCGGCGCCTCGGCGGTCGGGGAAACCCTCTGGCAGGACGCTGGCGACCCGGACCAGCAGATCAAGGCGTTCCGGGTGGACTTCCGGCATGGCCGCGTGGTGGCCCTGCCGTCCCGCCCCCGCTCCCTGCGCGGCATGCAGGGGCTGGTCATTCTCGACGAGGCCGCATTTCACGACGATCTCGACGAGCTGCTCAAGGCGGCGCTGGCCCTGACCGTGTGGGGCGGCAAGGTGCTGATCATCTCCACCCACGACGGCGACGACAACGCCTTCAACCAGCTCATCCAGGACTGCCGGTCCGGGCGGCTGCCCTACACCGTGCTGCGTTGCGACTTTGATCGCGCCATTGCCGAAGGGCTGTACCGCCGCATCTGTGAACGTACCGGCGAGACCTGGAGCGAGCAGGGACAGGCCGAGTGGCGGGACAAGATCATCCGCTTTTACGGCGACGGAGCCGACGAGGAGCTTTTCTGCATCCCCTCCAAGTCCGGCGGCGCATATCTGGGGCGGACCACCATTGAGGCGTGCATGGACCCGGCCATTCCGGTCATCCGTTGGGAGCCGCCCGCCGCGAACTTTGTGGACTGGCCGGACGAGCAGCGCCACCGCGACATGCGCGACTGGCTGCGCGAACACCTGAAGCCCCTGCTGGCGGCAATGCCCGACAGGCCGTGCTGGTTCGGCGAGGACTTCGGGCGCAACGTGGATCTCACCTGCATCTGGCCGCTGACCGAAGCGCCCGGCCTGACCTACCGCACCCCCTTTGTCCTGGAGCTGCGCGACTGCCCCTTTTCCCAGCAGGAACAGGCCCTGTTTTACCTGGGCAACGGGCTGCCCCAGCTGTGCGGCGGCGCACTGGACAAGGGCGGCAACGGCGCGTTCCTGGCCGAGCGCGCCCGCCAGGAGTTCGGCCCGGACATCATTGAACAGGTCCATTTCGCCGAAAGCTGGAACCTGGAGAACTGGCCCCCGGCCAAGGCCGCCCTGGAAGACCGCACCGTGATCATCCCCAAGAACGACGACATCCTCGACGACTTCCGGGCCGTGAAGGTGGTCAAAGGGATTCCCAAAGTACCCCGCGACGCCCGCACCACGGACCGCAGGGACGCGGGCAAACGCCACGGCGATTCGGCCATCGCCTTTGCCCTGGCCCTGTTCGCCGCCCGGAAGTTCGAGCCGGGAGCCGGGGATTGGGATGTCTGCACCGGTGGGGTGAACCGTGCCAACGCCATCATGAGAGGATACTGATGCCAACGCTTTTTGACGCCAGGGGCAACCCCATCAATTTCAGCCAGCACAAGCCTGACCTGACCACCGAGTTTGCCACCCGCATGGCGGCGGGGACGGACTTTGCTGGCTTCCTCGGGCTGCTGCCCGATCCTGATCCGGTGCTGGCCCAGCGGGGCGAGTTTTCCACCGTGCTGGACGACCTGACCGCTGACGATCAGATCTGCATGGCCATGCAGAACCGCAAGCTGCGGGTGCTCAACAAGCAGGACTACGACTTTGCGCCCGGCCAGGCCCTGGGGCACGACGTGACCGCCGACTCGGCCAGGCTCTGCGACGCGCTGGTGGAAGACATAGAGGCCATCAACCTGCGCGACGTGTTCAGCTGCATCCTGGACGCCCCGTTCTTCGGCCTGACCGTGCTGGAACTCATGTGGGAGCCGCGCGGGGGACGGCTGCGGCTGGCGGACATCGTGGCCAAGCCGCGCAAGTGGTTCGGGTTTGACGACCACAACAAGCCGGTCTTCTGCGGCGACGTAGTGGGCGACAACCGCCCGTTGCCGCCCGGCAAGTTCGTGCTGGTCCGGCACTTCCCGACCTTCGAGAACCCCTATGGCTTGCGGCTGCTCTCGCGCTGCCTCTGGCCCGTGGCCTTCAAGCGCGGCGGCATCGAATTCCTGACCCGCTTCTGCGAGAAATTCGGCATGCCCTGGGTGCTGGCCAAGGCCCCGCGCAATGCATCGCGCACCGAGCGCATGAGCATGGCCAGCGACCTGGCCGCCATGGTCCAGGACGCGGTGGCCGTGCTGCCCAACGGGGCCGAGGTGGAGCTGGCCAGTGCGTCCGGCAAGGCCGGTGATCTGCACGAGGCGTATCTGCGGCGCTGGGACAAGGCCATCTCCAAGGTGCTCATGGGCCAGACCCTGACCGCCGAGATGGACGGCAGCGGCAGCCGCGCGGCCAGCGAGACCCACTACAGCGTGGGCGAGGACATGGCCGAGGCCGATCAGTTCCTCGTGGCCAGCGCCATGAACGACATCGCCATCATCTACCGCGACGTGAACGCCCCGGCGGGCGTCATCGCCCCGGTCTTCGGCTACAACGAGCCCGAAGACTACGAATCCCAAGCCGAGCTGGACACCAAGCTCCACGGCATGGGCGTGCGCTTCAACAAGAGCCACTTCACCCGCCGCTACGGGCTGGCCGAGGACGAGTTCGACCTGGACGGCACCCAGGAAGCAAGTCCGGCGGACCACGCCGCGCCCATCGAATTCGCGGACGCCGGGGCCATGCAGGACGTGGTGGACCAGGCCGTGGCGGACATCCTGCCCGAGGCGGTCAAGGCCAATGCGAGGCTGTCCACCCAAATTGAGAAAATCGTGCAGAGCGCGGAGAGCTTTGAGGACATGCAGATCATGCTGGCCGAGCTGCTCGGCCAGGACGCCAGTGCCGACGACCTCACGGAGCTGCTCGCCCGGATCATGCTCAATGCGGGAGTCTTTGGCACGGCGTCCGCCCAGGAGGCAGCCGATGGCCGATGAATGCGACCTGGCCCAGGAGATTCAGGCCCTGCACCTGAGGATCGCCCTTGAAGGACGGGAGCGGTCAGGGCGCGGCCCCTCGCTGCACACCTGCGAGGAATGCGGGGACTCCATCCCGGACGCCCGGCGAGCCGCCATCCCCGGCATTCGCCTGTGCGTCGATTGCCAGGAGGAACGCGATGCCCGTCACCATTGAACCGTTGGCCCCGGCTGAGGCCGTCAAATACTGGGGCGGCAAGGCCCCGGTCTCGGCCAAAGACTTCAAACGGCTGGAGGCGTCCGCGCGGAGCCGGGCCTTTGCCGTGTCCGGGCTGGCCCGGATGGATCAGGTGGGCGCGGTGCAGTCGGCCATCGGCAAGGTCCTGGAAGAGGGCGAGACCCTGGCCGACTTCAAGGGCCGGATCGGCGGCATCATCGAACAGCAGGGATGGACCGGCAACAAGGCGTGGCGGGTGGAGAACATCTTCCGCACCAACATCCAGAGCGCTTACATGGCCGGACGCTACGAGCAGATGACCCGCGTGGCCAAGGCCCGGCCCTACTGGAAGCTGGTGGCCGTGCGCGACCGCCGCACCCGGCAGACGCACCTGGCCGTGGACGGGCTGGTCTACCCGCACGACCACCCGTTCTGGGACACCTGGTATCCGCCCAACGGCTTTGCCTGCCGCTGCGTGGTGGTCACCCTGTCGGAGCGGCAGGTCAAGGGACGGGGGCTGACGGTCCAGACCGAGATCCCGGACACCATCCGCGTGGTCGATCCGGCCACCGGGATGGAATCCCTGGTCACCCCGCTGCCGGACAGGGGGTGGTCCACCAACGTGGGCAAGGACTGGCTTTCGGGCCTGGCCCCGACCGAGCTTGAGGGAACGCTCAAAGACCTGCCCAACGGGGCGCTGTGCCGGTTTCGCGACCATGCAGCCGACGATCTGTGCAAGCCGCCGCTCAAATTACTGGACCCGCGACACATTCACCGCATCGGCAAGAACGACATCCTGCCCAAAGGGCTTTCGAGCGAGGCGTATGTCCGGGAGTTCCTGGCCGAGTTCGGCCTCAAGGGCATCAACCAGAGCATGGTCCACGCCCTGCCCGGCAACATTCCGGTGGTGATCAGCAAGGATTTCTTCATCCGGGACAAGGGCGCTGGGGCGGGGTGGAAGGTCCGCAAGGAAGGACGCGAGCGGTTCGTCAAGCTGTTGGCCAGGACGATCCTCGACCCGTTCGAGGTATGGGAAACAGCCGTGAATATCCAGGGCAAGAGCCGCCCGTGCCTGAACCTCATCCGCCTGTTTGCGGGCGAGGACGGCAAGGTCGGCGGCTACGCCGTGTTTCACCTTGTCGGGGGGCGGCACTGGGCCGGGGCGACCAGCTACACGCCCAAGCTCGGCAAGTCGGAGCGCGATCTTCTCAAATACTTGGAGAAAAAGCGAAATGGAAGGCTGCTGTACAGAGAGGAGCTGAAGTAGTTCCGAGCCTCTTCAGCTGGCGACACCCTTGCTTCAACCCGGCCTCGGAGCCGGTTCAGGGTACGCCGCCGGTTCCTCCCGACAGCATCATTCTTAGCCACAAACCAATGGAGGGTCAACATGACCAAATGGATCAACCTGTTTCGGACCGGCACCCATACCGACAGCGCCGGGCGGCAGCGGACCTGGAGCGATGGCGACCTGGACCGGATCGTCGAGAACTTCAGCCAGCGCACCGAAGACCCGCCCGTGGTCTTCGGCCATCCCAAGGACAGCGACCCGGCCCAGGGCTGGATCAAAGCGGTGCGCAACAACGGCGGAACGTTGCAGGCACAGTTCGCACGGGTTTCGGACGAAGCCCGGCAGGCCGTGGATAATGGGGCCTATCAGTACGGCAGCCTCAGCCTGACGCCCGATCTGAAGATCCGCCATTTCGGCCTGCTCGGCGCAGTGCCCCCGGCGGTCAAGGGACTGGGCCGCGTCGAGTTTAAGGACGAGGGCGGGCTGACCGTGGACATCAATTTCAACGAGCCGGACGGACCGGCGAACCCGCCGGACGATCCGGCACCGGAGGACGACATGACCAAGGAACTGGAAGCCAGGGTCAAGGAGCTGGAAGCCCAGGCCGACGTTGACCGCAAGGCCCGCGAAAAGGCCGAAGCCGACCTGAAGGCCAAGGAGAGCGAGTTCGCCGAGGAGGCGGCCAAACAGCGCAAGGCCGCGCTCACGGCCCGCGTGGACAAGCTGGTGGAGGACGGCAGGCTCCTGCCCGCCGGCAAGGACAAGACGCTGGCCTTTTGCGAGGCCCTGGACGGCCTCGGCCCGGACGCCCCCAAGGAAATGAGCTTCAGCGAGGGCGAAGGCAAGAAGCCCCTGGTGGAGCACTTCCTGACCTTCATGGCCGAGCGCGGCGAGCACGGCCTGTTCACCGAGTTTGCCGCTCCGGCGGGCGGTCAGCAGGACGCCCCGGAGTTCGATGGCAACGCCCTGGCCCGCAAATTCTAACCACGGAGGAAACCCATGGCACACGATGCAGTGCTTGGCACCACGAACAAACGTGAAACCCAGATCCTGGTGGGGAGCGGCCATGTGGTCCGCACCTTCCGGCTTGCCGCGCCCGCCGTCGTCACTCTGATGGCCGGGACGCTGGTGGCCCTGTCCGCCGGGAAAACGCTTTACCCCTACGGAATCCCCCAGACCATTGACGTGGGCCTGGGCGACGGAGCCGCAAAGACCTTCGCCGGCAACCTGGGCAAGTTCGTCCAGGCCGGTTCCGTCACGGTCTCGGACGGGGTGGAGACCTTCACCGACGACGGCTTTGGCGAACTGACCGGCGACGCTGGCGGCTCGGGCAAGGTCAACTACCTGACCGGCGACATCACCGTCACCTGCAACGCCGCCCCGGCGAACGAGGCCGCCGTGGTCGCCCACTGCACCCACTGGTGCCGGGGCTGCCTTGTGCGGGACGCGGAGACCGGAGCCGTGGACGCGGAAGCGGTCACCGCCGGAGGCGTGAACACCGCCGAGCTGATCATGCCGAGTGGCGATCCGGCCACGGCGGACGCCCTGGCCGAAATGGAATTCATCGGGCCTTGGCCCGCGTAAGGAGGAATCATGTCCCTGATCCTGTCTCTCAAACAGTATTTCACCGCCGCGAAAATCGCCAAGGTGATCGAAACCTCGACGCCCACGCCGAGCACGGTACTCGACAGGCTTTTCCCGGAGTCCGTGCGCCAGCAGCTGGACAGCCCGGTCATCCCCGTGGAGGAGCTGCTCCAGAACATCGGCGTCATGCCCGTGGTCTCCCGTGGCGGCCAGCCCGCCATGCTCAACGACACGTCCTCGGTGGGCACCTATGTGGAGCCGCTGCCGCTCAAGATCGCGTCCAAGGTCGATGCGGTGAGCCTGAACAACCTCAAGCTGGGCAACCCGCAGACCAAGGCGCAGTGGGCGCGGCGCAAGATTGAGGCGCTTCGCAAATCGGTCAAGCTCTCCACCGAGGCCATGGCCGCCCAGTGCGTCTTTGACGGTCGCATCCTGTTCCCCATGCTGCTGGATAGCGGCAGCTACCAGGAATACTCGGTGGCCTACGGCAATGAGACCATCCAGACCAAGAACGTCACCGCCGACGCCAAGTGGGACCACGCGGAGATCACCCGCGCCAAGGTCTACAACCTCCTGCGCGCCATGGCCACGGACCTGGACCGCTCCGGGTACGGCGGGGACAAGCTCGTCCATGCCGGAGCCTTGGCCTACGGTACCCTGCTGAACCTGCTGGAGTCCGAAAAGGAGAGCAAGTTCCCCGCCCGTCTGGCGGACGACGGGGCCATCATCCTGGGCAAGTTCAAGATCTACGAGATGAGCGAAGCCTGGAAGAACCCCAAGGACGGCGGCACGGTCCAGAAGCTGGCGGACAAGGAGATCCGCATGAACACGGTGGGGGCCACCGCCCTCTACTACGGCGCGCTGGACGACCTGGACGCCAACCTCCAGCCCCTGCCCCTGTTCGTCAAACCCATCGAAGAAAAGCGCGGCGGCAACCTGGAACTCATCGCCCACTCCAAGCCCCTGCCCGCAGTCGCGCCCAAGAGCGTCATGAAGGCCGTGGTGCTCAACTAGGCCGCGATCCCGAAAACGGCCCGCAAGCGCATCGAACACGCTTTGCGGGCCGTGGGCCGGGCCAGCCAGCTTGAACTAGTTCAAAACCAGTCCAAAACGAACGAGAGAGGCACCTGTGTACTGCCAAAGAGCCGATCTGACCGACTACGTCCTGGATGCGTACCTGGTCGCTGCCGAGGAACAGACGCCCGGCATCGTCGAGAAAACCATCGGCAACGTGTCCGGGGAGATCGACGACGCCCTGCGAGCCAGGTTCGAGCTGCCCCTCAGGCAGGTGCCGGGCACGCTGACCCGCATCGCTTCGGTCATCACCGTCTACCGCATCGTGGGAGCCATCACCTCGGTCATGGCCACCGAGGGCGGCAGCAACAACGAGTGGGTGCCGCTCCAGACCCAATACCGGCAGGCCGTCAAAGACCTGGAAGCCATCCGCGAAGGCAGGCTGGACATCGGCCTGAAGGAGCTGGGCGAGGAGTCCCGTGTGGATTCGGAAACCATGGTCGTCACCCGGCCCCCCTCGGGGCTGCTCAAGCGGTGGTAGCCATGGGCGGCACGAGCTTCAAACTGGACTGGAACGGCATGGACCGCATGGTCGGCAGCGCCGTGGCCGGGGCGGCCAGAACCCAGGGCGTCATGGCCGAGATCGGCGAAGCCCTGACCTCTTCCACCGTGGAGCGCTTCGACGCGGGCCAGGGGCCTGACGGCGAGAGCTGGGAGCCATCCCGACGCGCCGGACAGGAGGGCGGCAAGACGCTGGCGGACACCGGGCGGCTGCGCGGCTCCATCGGCTACGAGGCCAGCCCGGCCCAGGTCGCGGTGGGCAGCAATGTGGTCTACGCCCGCATCCATCAGCTTGGCGGCAAGGCCGGGCGCGGTCACGCCGTGACTCTGCCTGCCCGCCCGTATGTCGGCATTTCCGAGGACGACATCAAGGAGGCCCGCGCCATCATCCGCGACCACATGGTGGCCGTCCTGGGAGGTGGCCGGTGAGAACGACCGCCTTTGCCATCATCAGGGACGCCGCCGTGGCAGCCGGGCTGCCCGAATCCGCCGTGCTCCATGCGCCGGACAAGGACGGCCCGGACCTGCCCAAACGGCGGGTGGAGGTCTCCTACCTGCCAGAGCAGTACCGGCGCACGGGCAGGCCCGTGGGCAAGCGGCCCACAACGGGCAGCGAGGACACCCACCGCACCCTGCGCCGGGAGATTCACTCGGTCCGGCTGCCGGTGCGCGCCGCCATCCGGGCGGATGACGACGCCTGGCTTCGTGCCTTTGCCGCCGCCTTTTGCGCCGCGCTGCCCAAGCGGGCCATGGACGAGGCGGGCAATACCGTGCGCGTGGCCGTGGACAAGGCCGAGTACGGCGGGTTCACCCGGCGCATGGTGGAAGTGTTCAAGAAGAGGTCCAAGACGTTTTTCGTCACGTTCACCGGCATGACCACCCGCGACAGCGAGATCCCGCTCATCCGCGACGTGACCATCACCCCCAACTACAGGGAGATCGACAATGGCCAGCAAGAAAACCACTGACCGGCCCCAGCCGCTCAAGCCGCTTGAGGAACACGCCGCCGCGCTGCCCGCATGGGAGCTGGCGGCCCTGCGCCAGGCCACGGGCTGGGTCCACGGCAAGCAGATCACCGAGGCGGAGTATGAAACCGCCTTGGCAACCTTCCGCACCCGTCCCCAGGGCGGGGGCAGAATCTAGGGAGGCCCCATGAACGATGTCATTGAATATCTGATCGACGGCACCAGCGGCCTTGCGCCCGGCAGCGTGTCGGGCACGGCCATCATCGCCGGAGTCTGCTCCACCGGGCAGGTCGGCAAGGGCTACCTGCTGGGCAAACGCAGCGACCTGACCGGCCTCCTCGGCGTCGGCCCGCTGGTGGACCGGCTGCGCGACATCTTTGCCACGGGCGGCCAGGAGCCGGTGGTCATTGCTGTGCCTGTGGCCGGGATGCCCGGCGGCTATGTGGGCGCTGTCAGCCACACGGGCACCGGCCCGGAAGCCAGCGCGTCCGGCCTGGGCAGCGCCAATGCAGACGCCGTGGTGGAGATCGTCACCGACGGCCAGCTGGGCACCGCCACCTTCAAGCTCTCACTCGACGGCGGCGGGAGCTGGGAGAACGCCACCAGCACGCCCGCCAACGGGCAGATCACGCTGGGTGCGTCCGGCGCGGTCCTCACCCTCGCCTCTGGCGTGCATGCCGTGGGCGACCGTTACGCCGTCACCGTGCGCGGCCCTGTCGGCCCTGTCGGGCAGGTGGGCAGCGGCCCGGCCATCACCGTGTCCGGCACGGTCCTGGCGGCTGCCGAGATCGTGCTGCGCGTCGTCTCCGGCGGCGGGCGCAACGAGGGCACCTATCAGCTCTCCGAGGACGGCGGCGACAACTGGGGCGCGGTGCGCACCATCCCGGTGGACGGCGCGATCCCGGTGGGTTCCACCGGCGTGACCATTGTCGCGCCCGACGAAGCCATGGTCCTGGGCACCGAGTATTCGTGCCGCCTGAATGCCCCGGTGCCGTCCATCTCGGCGGTGATGACCGCCCTGGAGACTCCGCTGGAACTCTACGACGTGGAGTTCGTCCACATCGTGGGGCCGTCCGACGCCGTGGACTGGGCCGCCTGCGGGGCCAAGGCCGACGAGCTGTGGAACGCCCACCGGCCCACCTACTTCAAGACCGAATACCGCCTGCCGCGCGATGGCGAGGATCTGAACGACTGGGCCGCCTCCTGGATAGCCGAGAGCGCGGGCTATGCCCACCGCTTCGTGCAGAACATCGCCGCCTTTGGCGAGGTGGCGGACTCCACCGGCCTGCGCAAGCTGCGCAACTGGGGCGGGCTGCAAGTGGGCCGCGTACTGTCCATCCCGGTGCAGCGGGCCACGGGCCGGGTGAAGGACGGCGGCATCTCCCAGGGCACGCTGCCCGATGGCTGGAACGAGGGCATCCAGTACATGCTGGAGCGCGAGGGCGCTGTCACGGCCAAGAGCTATGCGGGGCTTTCGTCCCCCTACTGGGGCGACTCGCGCACCCTGGCCGAGGATACCAGCGACTTCCGCTACGAGGAAATCCTGCGCACCACCTTCAAGGCCGTGCGGCTGGCCCGCATCGCTGCGCTCAAGGGCATGTACGACGAGGCCGGAGACCCGACCCGCGAGGGCGGAGCGAGCGGGCTGGAATACCTCAAGGCCAGCATCGAAAACGCGCTGGACACCATGACCCGCGCCCGCCCCGCCGAGCTGGCAGACCGGGTGGTGGAGATCCCCGCAGGCCAGGACATCGCCAACAACGGCGTGGCCGTGGAGATGGACCTGATCGGCATCCCGATCATCCGCAAGATCAAGCTGTTCGCGCGGTACACCTATGCCGGGTCCAACTTCGACCCGCGACTGGAAGGAGTTCAGTAATGGCAGTCAACGGCGTACTGTATGACTGGGAAGGCGTCGAGATTCAACTGCCGGGCGGCGTGGCCGTGGGCGTGACCGAGATCAGCTACAGCGACGAGCGCGGCATAGAGCCGCGCTATGGCAAGGGCAGCGCCCCGCGCGGCTACGGGCGCAAGAACTACAAGGCCAGCGGCAGCATGACCCTTGACCGCGACGAGTTCGAGCTGCTGCAAAACGCTCTGGGCGGCTCGGTCTACAAGGGCGACCCCTTCCAGATCGTGGTCAGCTACGGCAACGACGGGTTGGCCACCAGGACCGACTCGCTCCCTGCCGTGAAGATCACCAAGCAGGACAGCGGCGCAAGCCAGGACGACGACAACGCGGGCGTGGTCAAGTGCGACTTCACCTGCATCAAGCCCATCAAGTGGAATGGCCGGGACGCCCTCTAGCCCCGGCGTGACAACCCAACCTGAGAAAAGGACACGAGCATGAAAGACCAGACCGAAGACAAGACCGGCCAGTACGTTGACTTGCGGCACAGCTTCCTCGACCGCTTTGCCGCGGCCGACGTGGAGGTGATGTTCCGCTTCAAGCGGCCCAGCACCCAGCAGGCCAACCGGGTGCAGAAGACGGCGCTCAAGAACGCGGCCACGGCCTTCACCAACCTGATCATGGAGACCGTCCACCCGGACGACAAGGGCGCGCTCCAGGAAGCCCTGCGCGACTACCCCGGCCTCGCCTCCACCTTTGGCGGCGCGCTCATGGGCAGCTGCGGGTTCGGCGACCTGGGAAACTGATCCAGCGCAGCTTGCAGGAACTGGAGGGGAACGGCCTCTCGCAATACGCCGTGCTCATCAAGCACTGGCTCCGCGAGTCGCCGTCCCCCTCCGTTGAAATCTTCGCCCAGCAGGCTGCGCAGGCGTTATGGTTGGAGAGACGCTACGCAAGGCCTCAATCGCCCCGATAATAACCAAGCACCCCTCGCACAGCTTTCCGACAATCCTCTTCCATGGCGGCTATTCTTGCCGCCATGGAAGTCTTCAACGTACTGGCCACCATGTCGCTGGTGGACATGATCACCGGGCCGCTGCGACGGATCGGGGCCGGGATGGCCGCCACGGGCAAGGCTGCGGAGTCTCTCGGCAGCCGGGCGCTGGGGCTGGCCAAGGCGCTGCTGCCGGTGGCCCTGGCTGCCGGGGTGTTTCTGGCTGCGCTGGGGCCGTGCGTGTCCACGGCCTCGGATTTCGAGGCGGCCATGTCGCAGGTGGGCGCTGTGTCCAGGGCCACACCGGGCGAGATGGCCGAGCTTTCGGGCGCGGCCCGCCAGCTGGGGGCGACCACGGCGTGGTCGGCCATGCAGGTGGCCGAAGGGCAGAAGTATCTGGCCATGGCGGGCTTCTCGGTCAAGGAGAACGTGGCGGCGCTGCCCGCCGTGCTGAACATGGCCAGCGCCGGGGCCACCGACCTGGGCCGGGCGGCTGACATCTCCTCGGACATCCTCTCGGCCTTCAATATGGAGGCCAGCCGCATGCCCGAGGTGGCGGACACGCTGACCGCCGCCTTCACCACCTCCAACACTTCCCTTGAGCTGCTTGGCGAGACCATGAAATACGTGGCCCCGGTCGCTGAAAAGGCCGGGGTGTCGCTGCAAGGTACCGCCGCCATGGCGGGGTTGCTCGGCAACGTGGGCATCAAGGGCAGCCAGGCGGGCACGGCGCTACGGGCCATGCTCAACGGTCTGGCCGCGCCCTCCACCGAGGCTGCCAAGGCCATGGAGGCGCTCGGCGTGGTCACTGCCGACGCGGCGGGCAACCTGCGCGATCCCATCGCCATCCTCGCCGACATGGCCAAGGCGACCGACTCCCTGGGCAGCGCCCAGAAGATGGCCTTCACCAAGGTGGTGTTCGGCACCGAGGCCATGAGCGCGGCACTCTCGCTGTTTGACAAGGCTGGGGCCGGGGGCATCACCGAGTACGCGGCCCAGCTCACCGCCGCAGGCACCGCCGCCGAGATCGCGGCCTTGCAGAACGACAACCTGGCGGGCGACCAGAAATCCCTGGGCAGCGCCTTTGAGTCGTTGCAGATCACCATCGGCAGCCGGTTCCTGCCTGCCATGCGCAGTCTGGTGCAGGTGGGCACTGGCGTGGTCCGCTGGTTCGACGCCGTGGCCTCCCACCCGGTGGGCGGCTGGCTCCTTGAGATCGCCGGGTACGCCTCGGGGCTGGTCATCGCCATGACGCTGCTCTCCGGCGCGGTCTGGGCTGGATCGCTGGCCTGGGGCGCGTTCACGTCCATGCGCATGGTCGTGGTGGCCATGGAGTTCATCAAGGTGGCCAGGGCCACGAATATCTGGACCGCTGCCCAGTGGCTGCTCAACGGTGCGTTGGCGGCCAACCCCATCGCCCTGGTCGTGCTGGGCGTGGCCGCCCTGGTGGCCGGATTCGTCGCCCTCTACAATGGCAGCGAGAACTTCCGCACCGGCTTGCGGATGCTGTGGGACAACATCAAGGCCGTGGGTTCGGCCATCGGGGATTTCTTCGCCATCCTGTCCGGCGTGGGCGTCATGGGCGTGTTCGCCTACTATTTCACCGATCTTTACAACGCTATTGGCCGGGTCTGGAGCGGGCTGAAGGCCCTGTTCGACATCGACCTCAGCGAGTCGGGCCGCAAGCTCGTGACCACGCTGGCCGACGGCATCCGGTCGGTCATCACCATGCCCTACGACCTGATCAAGACCGGGCTGGACAAGGTGCGCCAGCTCCTGCCCTTCTCGGACGCCAAGGAAGGCCCGCTGTCGGCTCTCACACTGTCTGGCAGCAAGATCATGGACACGCTCGGCTCGGGCATCCGGGCCGCCGCGCCCCAGCTGCACTCCACGGCGTCCGCAGCCCTGTCGGGCGTGGCCCTGGCCGCAAATCTCGCGGTCGCGCCGCCCGACATCCCCACCCCCCAGGCACCGCCCCCGGCCACGGCGCAGACCCCAGCGCCGGACCGGGGCGCGGTCGCCCGCTCCGGGCGGTCCGTGGTCATCCAGAACCTGACCATCACCATGCCCGACGTGCGCGACGCCGACGGCTTTGTGGCCGCGCTGCAACAGCTGGTGGCCCAGCATGACGGTTCTGGCGGAACTGGGGCGGAGGACATCGCATGACGGACGGACTGTTGACCTTTGCCCATGGCGAGGTGCGGCTCGGCTCGGCCACGCTGCCGGGAATGCTGCGCGATCTGCGGGTAAGCGGGTCTGTGCGCTTTGACGAGGCCGAGCAGGACACGCTTTCGGGCCAGACCAAGACGCCCATGGGCTGGGAGGATTGCGCCATCACCCTGACCGTGGACCTGCTCACGGACGACGCCTCGACCTGCTACGACAAGCTGGCCGAGCTGGACGGATTGTTCCGGGGCCACGACAACGGGGCCAACCCGCGCGTGCTCGACGTGGCCAATGCCCACGCCACGGCGCGCGGCATCGAGCGCGTGGTCTTTGCCCGGCTGGAATCCAGCGAGACGGACCAGGACGACATGATCGCGGCCATGCTGGGATTCACCGAGCACCGCCCGCCCATCATCAGGACCGAGCAGCGGACCGCAGGGAGCGCCCAGGCCGCCGCCGATCCCGGCCTGGCTCCGGCCATATCGGAGCGTGCCCTGTGATCGCCGGGGTACGCGTGCATATCGAAGTGGGCGGGGCCGTGGTGCAGCGGTGCCCGCGTCTGGTCATCACTTCCAGACGCCACGCGCCCGTGACCTGCGCGGCCATCCATATCCCGGACGCGGACGGGGCCGTGGCCCGGTGGATGCCCGCTGGCGCACCCGTGGCCGTGGAGTATGGCTACCGGGGCGGCGAGACAGCCACCTGGGTCGGCACGGTCCGCACCGTGCGCCGGGTCAATCGCGACCAGCACTGCCTGCTGGCCGACGGCCCGGACCTGCCCCTGACCACGGTCCGCATCCGCGAATGCTATGCCGACGAATCAAGCGCGGCCATCGCCCGGCACCTTCTGGGCCATGCCGGGCTGCCGGTGGCGGCCATCGACATCCCCGACGAGATCATCCCGCGCTTTCCGGTGTCCACCATCCCGGTCTGGCAGGCGGCGCGGCAGCTCCTGCACACCCTGTGGCGCTCATTCGGCCACGACATGGCGGCCACGGCCCTGTGGCTGGGCCGCGACGGCCTGAACCTCGGCGATTTCGACGAACCGGGCGACACGCCCGTGATCGCCGCTGGCGAGAACCTGATCCGCCACCGCCCGTCCGGCCAGCCCCACGCCCTGGGCGAGATAGAGACCTACCTGCTGCCCGGCCTGGGCCACTCCCGGCTGGTCCGGCTGGTGGACGACCGGCTGGGAGTGGACGCGGCAAGCCGCGCCCTGGAGGTGCGGCACGTCATCGAGCGGGAGCGGGCGCGGACGTATGTCAGCTATGGAGTCGAGCATGCCTGGTACTGATTTGCGGCGGCTCATGAAGCGGGTGGTGGAGCTGGTCATGCCCGATCTGCGGGCCTACTACCGCGTGGTGCGCAAGGCCCGCGTGGTGGCGACCCACCCGGCAGAGGACGGGCGCTACTGGGCGGACGTGCAGCCGCTGCGCAACGACGAATCCGTGGACGAAAACGAGCCGGTCATCCCGCGCGTGGAGATCCCCATCCTGTGGGCCGGGCCGGGGCGCGGCGTGGTCTGCCCGCCGCTTGCGGGCGCGTTGTGCGACCTCGAATACTACGACGGCGACCCGGACCACCCGCGCATCTCGAATTTCCGCTGGGCAGAGCACGGCGCACCGGCCTGCGAGGTGGGTGCGTTCATCATCCAGCACAGCAACGGCACCTTCATCAAGATCGACGCGGACAAGAACCTCATCGAAGTGACGCCTGCCAACCGCGTGGCCGAGATCGGCGGCGACAAGCGCGAGACCATTGGCGGCACCTGGACCATCAAGGCCCCGCTCATCATCCAGGAGGGCAACGTCCAATCCTCCGGCCCCGGCGGCTCGGTGGGCACTGTGACCTGCAAGGCCCACACGACCCAGGAGGGCAGCTACACCCTCCTGGGCAAGCTAACCTGCACCGAGTTGGAAGTCACCGGCTCCGCCTCGGTCGGCGGCAGCCTGAACACTGCCGGGAACAGCCATGCGGGCAGCCGGAGCGGAGGGGCGATATGAGGCTACCAGCTAATGCCAAACAACCCGGCCACGGCCTTGGCTGTGCCGACCGGATCGCTCATGCCCTTTTCCACCATCTTGGAAACAGCGGTTTGCAGCACCGTGCCGGGCGCTTCCTTGATCGCCTTCTTCAATGCGCCTTGTTTTTCTTCCGGCACATTGGCCCGAAGCAAGCCAGCTTCGACAAGGCTGCGGACGTTCTCCACGTCGAATTTGACGGTGACGGTGTTGAGGATCGCAGAAAGGCCGCCGTCGTCTGCAAGAAAATCAATTCCTTTTGCTGTAATTGCAGAAGCCAAACTGCATATATGGATTGCACCGCCTGGAAAAGACAATCTTCCTTGATAGCTCGTAATCAAGCCATGCTCATTAAGATAAGCGAGATTCGCCTTAACAAACTTAAAATGTTGTTGTTTGAAAAAAAGATCTTCCATCTGCTTAACATCATAAGACTTCCAAGAACAATAGCGTGCATATACGTCTATTTCTGAAAGTCTATCTGGATAAACTTCACTTAATTCTAGCAAAAAGAAACGTTGCCACTCTCTATCTATCAACATGAAACCCTCACAGTATCCATCCCTAGTATGAAAAAATATCTGAAATCATGACCAACATCTTCGCCCAAGACATCGCGCTCGACGCATCAGGCCAGGCCAAGGTTGCGGCCAATGGCGAGTTGATTCTCACCACTGGCCCGGAGACCGGCGTGCAGGACATCCGGCTTCGGCTGACAACGTATATCGGTTCCCTGTTCTATGACAAGGAGTTCGGCTCCACGCTGCCCGACTGGGTCATGGACGAGAACACGGAGCTGGCCCGGCTGGGATTCAGCGCCGAGGTCAAGCGGCGCATCGGCGAAGATCCGCGCGTGCAGGCGGGCAGCGTGGCCTGCCGTGTCTTGGCCTGGGACGATCAGGGCATGTGCGCCGAGGCGTCGTTTCGGTTCATCGGCGAGGACCACGCCCGCAACCTCGTCATCGAGGCTGACCGCTCGAAAAAGGAAATGGTGATCAAGGATGCCGACCCCGCAGTTGTCTAAGAGCCTCGACGACATCCGCTCCATGGTCTTTGGCCATGTGGAGGACGTGCAGCAGGAATACGCGGCCAAGGGCTGGCTGCCCGCGCAGCTCAACCTGAACAAGGGCGTGGTGCGCGGGCTGCTCGAAGTCTACTGCTGGGGGCTGTACCAGCTCTACCAGCTGCTGGCCGCCGTCTTTGTGCAGGCCGCGCCGCTCACGGCCACGGACGAGGAATGGATGGCCTGGCATGCCGAGCAGGTGGAAGCGCCGCGCAAGCAGGCCACCAAGGCCGAGGGCGTGGTCCGTTTCGCCCGCGCGGCTACCTCGGGCAACCTGCCCATCCCTGCCGGGCGGGTGGTGCGTACCGAGCCGGACGGGGCGGGGCGCGTCTACCGCTATGTGACCACCGCCGCCGGAGTCATTGCCGACGGCACCAACGAGGCGGCCATCCCGGTCAAGGCCGAGGACTACGGCACAGCCGCCAACGCCTCGACCGGGCAGATCAGCGAGATGGTCACGCCCGTTTCCGGCGTGGACGCCGTGGCCAACTCCGCCGACTGGCTGACCAGCGAGGGCGCGGACCTGGAAACCCTGAGCCAGCTCCGGGAGCGCTACATCCTGCGCTGGATGGGCAACAACGGCATGACCAAGCACGCCTATGCCTCCTGGGCCTTGAGCGTCACCGGCGTGGTGGCGGCCACTGTGCTCGACCAGCATCCGCGCGGGCAGGGCACCGTGGATGTCATCGTCAAGGGAGCCGACGGCATCCCCACCGACAATCTGCTGGCCGCCGTGCGCACCGCCGTGGCCACCGGGGCCATGCCCGAAGACGTGCAGGCCGGGCCGCCGGTCAACGACGATTGGCAGGTGCGCGCACCCCAGGCCGTGCCCCTGGCCATCACCGGCACGCTGATCCTTGTGCCGGGCACCCACGCGGCCTCGGCCCGCGCCGAAGCCGAGGAGCGCATCCGGGCCTTGTTCACCGACCCGTCCACCGTGCCGGGCATCAGTCCGCTCCAGATCGGCGAGGACGTGCCCCGCGACCGGCTCACCGCCGCTGTCATGGCCGTGAGCGGCGTGAAGCGCGTGGAGTGGACCGGCCCGGCCAACGACGTGGCCGTGCCTGAAGACGGCCTGGCCACGCTCGAAGCGCTGACCCTGAATACCAGCGAGGCTGGGGAGGAATAGTGGGCGTTTTCAAGGACTACTTTTTCAAGACCCTGCGCTGGCCGCTCATCCATCGGCCCGGCCCGCTGGCCGTGCTGGTGGAGGGACTGGCCAGGAGCTTTGACGAGGTGCGCGCGGACATCATCCGCCTGCGCAACCAGTTCAACCCCTGGACGTGCGAGCCGGGCATGATCCCGCGCCACGCGGCCAGCCGGGGCATCCGCCAGCACTCGGCAGAGACGGACATGCGCTTTCGCGAGCGCTGCCTGCGGGCCTATGCCTGGCACCGGCTCGGCGGCGGCCAGCTTGGCATGCCGCAAATCCTGGCCCACTTCGGCTACCAGGACACGGCCATGCTCAACGTGCGCGAGCAAGACCCGGACCGCTGGGCCGAATTCATGCCCCGCGTGCCTGTGCCGCAGGCTGGCCTGGAAGCCGAGGACTACCGGCTCATCGGCTGGGTGGCCGGAGAGACCAAGCCCGCCCGGTCCAGGCTGGCGGCCATCCGGGCCGCGAGTTCCGTGGCCGGGCGGGTCGGCGCGGGCGGCATCACCTTTACCACGGTCCGGGTCCGGCTCACACCGGAGCGGGCCACCAGCATGACACTGCACGGGGCGGTCTTTGGCGGCGGATATGTCCACGCCGTGGCCCGCACCCGCGCATAAGGAGGAACCATGTCCCTGATACTGACGAAAGCCGGGCTGGCCGCATACGCCCAGGCCGAGGTCACCGGCATCAAGCTCCAGGCCACGCACATGGCCGTGGGCGATGGCGGCGGCGAGGCCGTAGCCCACACGTCCGACTCGCCCGCCCTGGTCAACGAGGTTTGGCGCGGCGCATTGCAGGAGATCACGGTCGCGCCGTCCGGCGAGGTGGAATTCATCGCCCATGTGCCGGTGACCGTGGGCGGCTGGTACATCCGCGAGCTGGCCGTCTACGGAGCCGACACCCTGCTGGCCGTGGGCGCACATCCCGAAATCTGGAAGCCCGACCCCACCGCCCCGGACAAGGTGGAGCTGGAGATAACGGCCCCCATCAAGTTCGACAACGCCGCCACCCTGAACCTCGTGGTGGACACCACCAAGGTACTGGCTAGCCAGAGCCACGTGGCCGCCAAAATCGCGGAGCACGACGCCGCCCCCGAAGCCCACGGCAACCTGCTGGCCGACAAGGCGGACGTGGACCACACCCACGCAATGGCGGACGTGTCCGGCCTGGGCGCGGCCTTGGCGGACAAGGCGGAGGTGGGGCACACCCATGACGAGTACGCCCTGGCGGCCCACACCCACCCGATCATCCCCACCATAGAGACCGACTACATCGACGCCAGTGCGCTGCTGCCCACCGAGGACGGCGGCGCGGCCAGCGGGGTGATCGCCACCGCCACCCACGGGCAGCGCTACGGCTACCGGGCACTGCCCGGCGACGCGGACGCGAGCGTGGAGATCACCTACCCCATGCCCGAGGCGTGGGACCGGGGGCCAATCAAGCTCAAGGCCGTCTGGACGCCCGGCGAGGGCGCATCGGCGGGCGAGGACATGACCCTGGTGGCCCAGGCCGTGGCCCTGGGGGATGGCGAGAGCCTGGACGCCGCGATTGCGGCGGCGGGCGTGACCATCGCGGATCAGGCCCAGGCGGTGGGCGCGGCCCATGTCTCGCCCGCGTCCGCTGCCCTGACCGTGGAGGGCGCACCGGACCTGGGCGACCTGATCCACCTGCGCATCACGCGCGACGTGGACGCCGGGGCCACCCCCATGGCGGCGGACTGCCAGCTCATGGGCATCTGGATACAGTACACATGCAACCGGGCCGTCACCGGCTGGTAAGGAGGTAATATGAGCAGATTGGCATTTGGCGGGCAGGGTGGCGGTGACCCGTATAGGTACACGTTTACCCCGCTGCCTGTGACAGAGGCGGAAGCCACGGACGACATATATGTGTGCGAGTGCAACGGCGCGGCATCAAGCAATGAGGTCGGCGTGGGGTTGGGGCTGACGGGCTCCGCCCTGGTCCTGACACAGTCAGGCGGAGTCGGCGCCGCCGGCGGCATCAGGCGGATATCACGCGGCACCCGGATGGGGTTTAAGGCCCCGGATGCGTTGTACAACGCTATCCTCTCATCGGCTACGGGGTTCTCGATTATGTTTGGGCTGCGCAACGTATTCAAAAAGATCAGCACTCATGATTCCTGGATGTCGTTTTTCGCGGCCGCCGGATCGCTGTCCATGCGAGCCACATTTGATGCCGGCGCATTTAAGTGGAGCCACTCCGTCACTGGCGGAAACGGGAACGGCGTAGATGTCAACGGCCTCATCTCCGACGGGGGCGACGTGTATGTCGTCCACTCGGTCGAGTACACGTCCGGGAGCCACTTCGTCGGGCTGGCGCTGGGGGTGCCAGGATATCTCAACGATTTCCCGGCGTGTGACATCCTGCGCCTGGACCCTCACGGTTGTGATCCGTTTGTCTATGCGGCTGGCAACAATGAGGCACTGCTCGGCTTCATCACCTACGGCGGCACCGGATACACCACACAATTCGACATTGCCAGCGTGACCATGGCAGCGTGGCCGTGCGTCCGCGACAGGAGCATCGCATGATCTACGCAGATTATGACATTATCGACCTCGGCTATGCCCTGGTCTCCGGCGACGTTGCCCCCTTGGGCGAGATATGGGGTCTCTCCAACCGGCTGATCACTGACCCGGAGACGGGCGAGGTGTACGACGAGCGATTTGTACACCAGGGATATGCGGGCTACCCGGTTGGCGCGAGGTGGCTGACCGAGCTGCGCAACGGCGCGGACCAGCCGGTCCGGGCGCTGGCCGCATTCGACGACGCGCCTGCGCCGGGCGGCACCCCGGTTCCTGCCGAGGACGTGCCCGCCCTGCTCACGGCCGACTACGGCTGGCCCGCTGGCACCGCCCTGGGCGCGGACGGGCTGCCCATGGTGGCGGAGTAGGCGCATGGCCGACAAGGCCGCATCTGATCATTGACAATCGAATAGGCTGAGAAAAGACAAGCCCGCCGGGAAAACCCGGCGGGCAATAACACAGTGCGATTAGAATGCGACCTTGACTGCTTGATAGCCCGTATAGATTCCACCCCAGAAGAGGAAGATGGAAGCTGCTCCAAAAAGAATTGCGACAGTTCTGATATTGTCTTCACATTTTGCCCAACAAGGAAGTTTGGCGATACCCCGTGTCTTTTGGAGGAAAGCAAATTCGGCAAGATAAGAGAAGCCAAGGGAAAAAATTGCGCACCCTGACCCAAGAGAGAAAAGCAATAAGGGGATGGAAAAGTGCTTGATCGTCGTGCTAGGACTTTCGGTTGCCGTCAAAGCAGCCAGAATTGCAGCAGCAGCCCCCCCATTGAGTAAAGCAGATGTTGTTAGCGCTGATTTCCCAAACTCGATTAATGAATTGTAGGCTTGTCGCCACTCTTCAACGTTGAAAGCCACTGAGACCTCCTTGTTGCGATGAGGAACAGGCAGGGGCGGAGAACGCCCCCACCGGCCCGGTGTACCACCACCGGACCACGGCCCCACGGACGGTAGCCGCCGCCCGCAGAGATAACCCGCTGCTCCATGTGCCTGATCAGGCATGGAGTTGATAGCAGGCCAGAGGGGCAAGCGTAAAGAAGACCCATGAGAAACGACGAAATCCGTTGCGGCAAATGCAACCGCCTGCTGGCCAAAGGCCGGGCGGCGGACCTGACCATCAAATGCACCCGTTGCGGCGCAATCAACCACGTGAGGGCCAAGAGTCCCGATCCCGAAGCCCCCAGAGGCTCTTCTGGAGAACCGCGTGCTCAAGCTGAATGAAACGACCTTGTACCATGGCGAAGCCCTGCAAACCCTCATGGAGATGGAGACCGAAAGCGTAGACGGCGTCCTGACCGATCCGCCGTATTCAACCGGCGGGACATACTCGGCCCAGCGGCAGCGGCCACCGGCTGAGAAGTATCAGAACAGCGCCTCGCAAAAGAGACAGCTGTCGTTCACTGGCGACAACCGGGACCAGCGGTCCTTCACCCTGTGGGCCACGCTCTGGCTCACTGAGTGCCACCGTGTCACCAGGCCGGGCGGCACCTGCATGGTCTTCACCGACTGGCGGCAGTTGCCAAGCATGACCGACGCCCTGCAAGCTGGCGGCTGGGTGTGGCGCAACATCGTGGTCTGGCACAAGCCCTCGGCCCGCCCGATCCTGGGCGAGTTCACCCGCCAGTGTGAGTTCGTCCTCTTCGGCGTCAAGGAGAAGCTCAACCGGACGCACCGGCGCTGCCTGCCCGGCGTGTTCAAGCAATCCATCGTCGCCCATCAGCGGCGCATGCACCTGACGGAAAAGCCCATCCCCCTGCTGGAGGCGCTCCTTGACGTGACCCCGGAGGCGGCGACCATCCTCGACCCCTTCATGGGTTCAGGCACCACCGGCGCAGCCTGCCAAAACACAGGCCGCCGATTCATCGGTATCGAACTCTCGGAGCCCTACTTCGAGACCGCCCGGCAGAGGCTCACGCAATAG